CAAATTATAAAATACAATTTAATTATAATATTCAAATTATATACAAATATATAATTTCAAACTTATTTTTAAATAATTACAATATATTAAAATATTACTTACATTTAACATGGAGTTTATTTTAAACAAAAATAATCAAATCAAATTTAGATATTATACTATACTTGATTTCAATGAAGAACGCAAAAACTTGATAAATCAAGTTTTTATTGATTCTAAACAATACAAGAGAAAACTTGGACAAATCGAACACTTCGCATCAGTCATTATTGATGACTGTTTTAAGTTATACCACAATATGAAGGGCATGACTTATAACATTCACCAATGGACTGAGAAGCGACCATTATCATATGGCGTAAGACAAAAGAAGGTGTTGAAAGTTAAGACTCTTAAAAATCAAGGATGGGAAATTCTTGACGATGAGAGTTTTATGGCATTCAACAACCTTAGTGCTAATATGCACAAAACACCAATTATGACAAAATATCAAAGGCCTCGGACATTCAATAAGATCGCTCCTTTTCCGGAACGACCTATTGAATTACAACCTACATTACCACCACTAACTGACATAAAGAGTGGTGTGGCTCAACAACGCGATGCTCAAATGATAGACGAATTAAAAGCAATAAATAAACAGTTAGAAGCTGAACTTATTTTAGCTCAAGCAGAAGATGCGCCTACATTATACGAACCACAAGTTAAGTCAATTGTAGAAATAGCACCCTTTTTAAAATGGGGTACTAGTTATGCAGATTTAACACCACAAGAACTAGACACACCTGGACTAGAAGAGATGATACCGCATTTGGTAACACAGTCAATTGCTGATATTCCATTCTTCCAGGTTCTTGGCAGTGACAACACTTTTATAGCAAGTGCAATTACATCTGCTGTATTAGCTATCGGTACTTCACTACACACATTATTTACAACTAAAACTACAGTAACATCTAAAGTTTTAAATTCTGTAGCAATCACATCCTCCCTTACAACTTTTTGCTTAGCAATATATAGGTTGTTTAAGCAACATAGGATTCGATGTGATATTACCAGAGTTACAGCACAATTACCTGCACTAGCAGCAGATATACTAAACAATGACATAAAAGCCAACTCTATGAGCTGGATCTATCCATCAATTACAACACTAATTTCCATTATAGTAGGTTCACTAACTATATTCCAAGTTTGCGATATAAAGAGTGTCATAGAAAAAGGACGACTTTTACAAGCAACTAAAGGAATTAGTACAACTGCAAATGACGTTACAAAGTTTTTGCTAGAAGATTTAGCAGGATTAGACGTCACTGGAGATCAAAAAGCTTTTGACGAGCTACATAAATGGGCAAAAAGAACTGCTGAATTATCAGTTATGTCTCCAATGGATTTCATACAAAATTCAGAATTAAATCATGAATTACATGCAGCTATTGCAGTTAGTTTACCAATATTAACCAACAAGTACAAGAGCCGCGACTTAAGTCATGCAGCTAAATCAGCGTATTCTCTCATACTTACCAATATTAATAAGCTACAAGAGAAAATTGAAGCTATTAAAATTATTGGTGATGCATGTAAGAGAGTAGAAACTTTTGGTGTCTTCTTTGGAGGAAAGAAAGGATTAGGTAAATCAAGATTATGCACATATGTAACAGAATATATTGCAGGTATTCTTGGATTACCTAAAACAATCTACAACCTTAATAAATCTAAAGACACAGGTTTTTATGGCCCTTACGGAGGAGCTGCCTTTGCGGAAATACAAGAATTTATGGCTTTAAAAGAATTAGACCCTAACTTAGCTCATATTAACCAAATTATATCTGGTGATCATTTCAACTTAGAGTCAGCTCATTTATCTGGAAAACAACAACCATTTAATGCAAGAATTGTTTACCTAACATCTAATAACATATGCCCTGATCTATTGCGCGTACTAGAAAAAGAAGCCGCAAAAGCTACCTGGGATCGTATATTAAGATTTGAAGTGATAGATGATAAAGTGCAAGGACGTACAGGTTTAAATGCACATCGTAAACCTGATTTTTCACATCTTTCCTTTAACTTTGTTACATCATCTGACGAAGTTAATGCTGCAAATATACAGAAACGACCTGTTACCATTAATGACGTATTAGGAATTATCCTTTATCAAACAGCTTTGAGAGAATACCAGTTTTTAAATAGCGCAATATCTACCAAAACTATGACTGAAGATGACATTAAAGAACGCAAGAATTTTTTGAAAGGGATAATTGATCGAAATGATGCTAAAGCTAATTCTGGTCAAGACTTTAATATAATACGTCTTGAAGGTCCTCTACAAAGTGGGAAAACTAGGCTTGCTGACCAGATATCACATTATGTACATGGCGTGCTACCTCAATGGAGTATTGTTAAAGTGATAGAATGGCTACCAAGACCAACCAAAAGGAGAATATACATAATTGACGACTTAATTGAAACAAATGCGATATCCTATACTAAATATTATGGATTAATCAAGGACATCCTGATAACCTATACATAATATGTTCCAATCATACTTATCCTTTAAAATGGAATAAATCCTTTGGCCTATTTAAAACAACTAGTTATTGGGAGATTAACACACATAGTGTATCGAGTGGCATTGCACGTAGACTAGGATTGGAAGGTGAAGTGCTCTGTTCAGATGGATCACAAGTCAAACTTAGTAGTAGAGCTACACAAATAATGGTTCCAAAGCCGGGCGTTCTCATACACCAAGATGAAGCAATAACTTTAGGCGAATTAAAAGAGATGATTTTAGAAAAATTTCAAGACTATTTAAAATGTAAAGAAATTATAAGCGTGAGACATGAAAATTTTACTGAAACAAACTTTGATTTCGACTGTGTCATAAAAGTCAACAATTATGACACATTTCAAAAATTATTCCACTCAGCAACGTCTGTCTTAAAAGCCAGAATGGGACTATTACCTGGAGCTAGTATAACTTTTAAAGCTCATTTAATTAGTGACATAACAAGACATTTTAGAAGCGAGAAACAACTTTTACCTGGGACAGTTAATTCACGTGAGAGTTTAATTGAACAAGCTGAAGCAATAGCTCATGTATTAAATTCCGCTGTTCCTGGACTTGCAGCTAGACTAGTTATAGCAGAAACTGGTGATGACATTATATTAAAAGACCGCATTTTATATGTGGGACACAATGTAACACCAGATGTCTTACAAATAACACATTCCTCTATGCATCAAACCATAACATATACTTTACAAGGTGTTACCACAACTATAACATATAAAGAATATGCTACTTTTTTGAAAAGTGGTGTTATTCCAGACGCACTTGCTAATGTGGGACCTGAAGTTTTATCTACTATGAATCTTTATGTAAATGACAAAGTTGGTGACGCCCTCTTTGCTTATCATTCATGGTGGGCTGAGATACTATTAGCCAAAAAGACATTTACAGAGAATTCATTTGTAGACTTTATAAAACACAAGCCAGTTATGAGTATTATCACAGGACTAGTAGCTTTAACAACAGTTGGTACCGTGATAACTCTTATAGCTAGAGCATTTAACAATAAACCTACATCACTTAAATCTAATAGTGCACCTGACGAGAATGGCTTAGATCCACGTGTTTCTATATTTGCAAAACAATATAAGAAAGCATTATTACAAGACGACATAGAAGTTAAGAATATACGAAAAGAAGTAGAAGACGCTGGGCTTACAATACAATTTAACCAATGGGAAAACGAGTGGAGATCAAATAGCTCAAGGGAAATAGACAATTACTTACCATCTGCTATGGAAAAGGGAGATGTTCCTAAAATTATCCAACTTTTAAAATCTAATCCAAAACATGCTAAAGAAGTTTTAAAAGGAAAGAATAGCAATATGCTAACTGTGAGAGATGAAAGACATCAAACATCTGGACCACTTGAAATATTAGCAGAACGACTTAGGAAAAATTACGTACAAGTTCATTCAATATATGGGAATCTTTATGGTTTAATGATTAAAGGTAATACAGGAATAACTGTGTCTCATTGTGCTAATGATACAAGTAACTATTTAGACATAACATCAGACGGAAAGACATATAAAGCCAAAATAACTAAGATAACACGTGAACGAGATTTATGCAGTTTTAAAATTGAAGACCCAACTTTTCCACCAGCGTCAGACATAACTAAATTATTTCCAAAATATGGAGATTTCTTAGATTTAACATCTGGCTGGTATATTAGACCGACAACTAGACCACTAATAGTCAATGCTCCAATAGAGTACATAGATAGGCATGCAACAACCTTAATAGATCCTAATAATCCATTTTTCAGAGTAGAAGGTAATAGCTGGAAATTTAGACTAACAGGAGTCGCGACAACTTCTGAAACATTTAAATTAGGTGATTGCGGTTTTCCATTAGTTGGTAGATCTAACAACAACTACTACATAATGGGTATTCACAACGCCTATTCAGTAGCTGGAATGGGTTGGTTTGCAAGTATAAGTCAAGCAGATTTAAATGAAATAAGTGCTAACAACAAACCATTAAGAGCAGCCAAAACTATTAAACATCCTTTATTGAATAAACATATGGTGGTAGATGACAAGACTCATGCTGTAATAACAACGCCATATAGCAAGAGTAAGTATGAAGGAATATCTCCACTAAAGATGTTTGGTTACAACGAAGCATTGAATTTTAAAAGTTTTCCAAAACACAAGAAAGTGTATTGTGATATTGCTGAAAAGACTTTGACTTGTGAAACAAAAGGTTCAGCTCTCGACGCACGAGGTGTGAAGGACTTTAGTAAACTATATGCAGACTTAAATGGAGAATATTATCCATTATTCTCTCAAGCAGTTAAATACGCTTTAGCTAAAAACAACAAGGAATGTTTCGATGTAATGATTGATAAACATGTATCTGACTTGTTGTCTGTATATTATCAAAAGAATTACCCACAAAAGCCTCCGCTTAAACCGCATGAAGTGATTAATGGATTAGAACACCTAAAACCATTGGATATGACAACATCAGCAGGTCCCAAAATGAAGAAGTTCTACAATATTATGACTAAAAGACCAGTAGGTTCAGAAGATATTCTTTTTAAAAATACATCTAACACAGAAAAACCATGGTATGTTATTAACACAGAAACACCAGCAGGTGGTGCACTACTAAGTGATTTTAGCCATTACATGTCAATGATACAACAAGGGAAACCTATCATGATCGTGGTTAAAGATAATGGAAAAGTAGAACTATTGCCAATAATCAAAGTTGAAGCAGGAAAAGTTCGTCTATTCAATGAAATGGACTTGAGTATAAATATGGTTTTAAAGTCCTACTTTGGTGGAGTTTTAGATAATGTCTTAAAGAAACACGACACTACTATGTTCTGTATAGGTATGAATCCATATAAAGATGCAACAGCTCACATGATGTACTTTAATATGATTGAAGGTGAATTTATCAATGCTGACTTCGAAGCTTTAGACAAAACTGTTACTGCACATCTCGTAAAGGACTTTGTCAACTGTATGTTACCTCAAACTAGTGAACCTAGCAGACTAGCTTTAGCAGAAACACTATTGTACCGGATGCACAGTATGAACGGAAACATTTATTTTACAGACACAGGTAATGCATCTGGTAACACTGTTACAACACTATTGAACTGTCATTGTGTCGCAAAAGTATCACTTTACACATTTGTTATGGAATTTTATACACAACATAATAGATTACCATCATTTGATGAAACATTTGGCAGTGTTGTTCTTAGGATATTAGGTGACGATGGTATACGCAAGTATGCTAATGTCTTGAAAGAACAAATAACACAAGAAAAACTAATACGCGACGCATCACACTATGGCTTGAAACAAACACCAGCTAAAACAGGAGGAGAAATAAGCTTTTGTTCACGTGAATACGTGAAATATAAAGATGTTTATTTCCCACGACTTAAACAATCATCAATAACATCGTGTTTGTTCTGGTTTAAAAACAATCAACCTGAGCAAGTGTATCAGAACTGCTTCACTGCTCTTATGGAAGCTGGGCTTTGGGACGAAAACTTCTTTAATTCTATTGTGCAAACCATAGTAAATTTAGCGAATACATTTAAATTTAAATTTGACATGGGTACTTATACATTGGTTCAAAGTTGTTGGTATAATTATATTAGAGGATTTTCCTCTACTCCAGTTTGGGGTCGGAGTAACCCAGAAAGTATAATTGAAGACGTCTTATCAAATCAACATTCATCATTTTTAAAAATGGCAGATATGTGGCTTAATGAATACGTTCAAAAGAATAAACTTGACCAGCCAATATACAAGTATTCAGCTGAAGGACCAGATGAAAGTCTTCGCTGGACTTGCAATTTGGCAATTTTAGATCATGAAGTTTTCTTAGAAGGAAATGGAGTTGGTGGTGATAAAGCAGAAGCAAAACGTAATGCTTGTGACTCTATTAAAAACCAAGTTGCTGGTGACGTACCAGAAGTTGAGATTGAATGGTTATGTTATAAACACATTGGAAAGGAATATCACACACCAGAATGCATTAAGGAAACTAAGAGAAAGGGAAATATCTTTGGTAGTGAAATATCTTTTATTAGATATTTAAATATCAATTATCCAGCTATTAAGACGATCACTAAAGAAGCTCGCCATCAATTGATGTCACTTAAATGCACAACAGCAGTCAAAACAGCTATAGATGGTTATGTACAAAAACATGTTCTACCACAAATACAACAAGCTGTGTCTAATTTGACAACATCACTATGTAACGAAGAGACTATCACCAAAGAACAAATGGAACAATTAGACAACTTAATCGGTG